ACCCGGGTATCGCGAATCATCGGTGCGATCCGTAACCGGGAAAACTTCCGCGCGTCCTCAAGGTCTGGATGAATGTATAAAATGGATCCGGGATCCTGATCCATGATATAGCCGATGATATTGAGCTCGACCTCAGACTTGCCTACCTGTGACGCTGCGACAATGACTATCCGTCGGATCTTCGGGTCGGTGAAAGCGGCCATCGGTTCCCGGAGATACGGCGTCCTTGATGTCCGCCACGGTCCGGCCTCGGCTGAGCTCTCCGGGGAGAGCCGCCGGTATTTGTCCGCCCATTCAGCCACATTTATATTTTCCGGTGGCTTAAAGTGCGCAACCTCGGGGGCAATCGCGGCATTGAGGGAGGCCAGGGCTTTTTTACTCATCGTCCGGCTCATCGTCCATCACCGCCTCAGTCCATCCTTCCCGGTCGCGCACGCGCTTGGCGTATGCATCGGGGTCATACTCATACTTCGACAGTTCCTCGAGGATGAGATAGCACTCTTTCCGGATGATCTCGGAGCACTCCGCAGCATTGCTATTGTCAGCCACGTCCATCGCTAGCCGGCCGGGGAGTGCGATGATCATCGAGCGGACGGCGTATACCAGATCGGATGTCATAGCAGCCACATCCTCGGATCGGTGCATCCGTCCCTTTAGTTCCTCGAGCTTGAGCTTTTCGATAGCTGCTTTTGAGGTCTTTAAGTCTGCCTCGGCCCGTTCCTTTGCCTCGCTGGCATCGGAGCTCTTTGCGTCGCGCCCGTTTGCCTTGCTGCTCAGGTACCGGATGTACGCCTGGACCGTGGGAAGCAGGTCATATTTATTGGCACCTTTTTGCTTTACTGCATGTATGATTCCTTCCTCAGTAAGCTGCCGGACACGCCTTGTGCTCACGTCGAATATTTTGGCGATCACGTCAGTACCTTGGAGGTTTTGCGCCGTTTCGGCCATAGTGATCACCTCCTTGATTTATGCCTCCGGAATCGGGGCCTGCGCCCAAAACTGGGGAAGCGGAAATGGAAATTTTTTTTGAGCAAAAAATTTGTGGGTTCTGGGCCTCGCGAGCACCGCAGGCTTTGGCGGCCTCTGACAGTACCTACAGCGCACAGATGATGTGTGAAAAGCATTTTTTTTATTTTTCGCGTAGCTTCTCCGTGATCAGCGCCGGGCTTGGCAGGCTGACTGCTGCCCTTGGCTCGGTCTCCGGTTGACTGCTGCACCATTAGCTGACTGCTGCACCATCGTGTTCACTGTTTCATCATGATTTGTTCAGCGTGGTGCTCGAGCCGCTTCTGCAATTCCTGGTCGATCCTATCCTCAATGTTTGCTTTCACATCTTCATTCTCGATCATCTGCGGGACACTTGTGGACTTGATCCCTTTCAGGTCATTACGATCCTCACTGCGACGCTGGAAAGGGATATATTGCCCGTAGCCATTGCTCGCCAGGAATGGCTTGGGTTCGTATTCCCCGCGGAGTACTTTCCGCTGTCCCTTGTGTACTTCGAATGTGATAGTCTGTTCTTTGAGCGGACGCGCTACGACGACCTTGCTGCTGCTTGTCGTATATTGTCCTGGGATCAGCCTTGTCCCCTGCCTTGCCGTGCTCGGCTTCTTCGGGCTCATCTTGAAGTGGATCGGCGTCAGCTCACGTCCCTTGTATATGATCTGCAGGTTGTCAATGACCTTGCCGCCGGTTCTGATCGAGCCTGCTTTCTTTGTCCCGGTCTTCGAATCATTGACCTCGCCTTTTTTGATGGTATACTCTTTGGTCACTTCCTGCGCTACCCATCCGGGAGCGCGAGTCTTGAAGTCGGATACCGTGCGGCTGATGACGGTTTCTGAGTCTTTGTTTAGCTTTTTAAGTTTTTGGCACAGCTTTGCATAATCCTTTATGCCAACCGTCATAGCACCGCTCGGCATATTTTAACCTCCCCTACGAAAAAAGGAGAGTCCGCCGACTCTCCTTTAGACAAATATCTAGCATATATAATATCACAGATTTTACTCCTGTCTACTCTCAATTACTTCGGATTACTTCGGATTACTTCGGATTACTTCGGATTACTTCGGTTTACTCCGGATTACTTCGGATTACTTCGGTTTACTCCGGATTACTTCGGTTTACTTCGGTTTACTCCGGGTCAGCGGAATCTCGCAAAGGCATGATCTTTGCAAGTTTAGCCAGGGCTTCGCCATGCTTTCGGTAAGCTCTTCTCAGATAGATGTCCGGGTCGCGCTGATAATCTGCCTTCTTGTGGTATTGGATCCGAGCCACTTCCTCCCAGTCTTCCGCGTCAATGTAGCGCAGCCGCAGGATGCCACGTTCCTCGGCCGAATCGAGCTGCCGGATGATGGCATCAATCTTTGCCTCGTCGTACCGGATATCCTTCTTCATGTTCTCGATGTCCTGTTCGAGCTCCATCTTCCTCGTGACCTGGATGGCAATGTGGTCGCCGTCCGAAGACCCACCTCCATGCATTCCGTCGTATGTCTGTGCTTTTGGTGCTTGTATGGATGCGGTAAGCCTGGCCAGCCTCTCGAGCTGGCACTCATATTCCCCTATCAGGTCGATATGGGCATGGAGCCTTTCTTTAATAGCCTTGATCGGACTCTCATGATTATATTCTTGCATCCGCTTTTTCCTTTCTTTTCCTTCTTGACTTTGGTTTATATGCCGTGCAGGCATATGGAGGGCATCCGCGCATGTGTCCCTCTTTAGCGAGATAGTCACAGATAGGGATAGGACCAGCGTGTGCGCCATATGTGCATCTGGCCATGTGCCATTTTGTACAGTCAATCGGCTTCTTTTGTGCCATCTTCCCCCTCCTTGCCATTTACGTCCCCTTGATTATCCCGGAGAGCTTCGAGTATTCCCTCCGTGGCCTCGAGTAGATCCGCCCCCAGTATTACCAGACATATGCCGGTGGACAGTGCCGCCGCAAAGACGATGATGGTGATTATCCCGATTGCCATTGTCATTGTGGTTCGCCTCCTTCCAGCAGGTATGGTTCGACGTCCGCGTATGTATCACTTTCAGGGATGATCCCCTTGCCAAAGTAGGCTACGAACCGCCAGAAGCCTTCCTCGAGTGCTGCCCGCGGGGGGTAGGGCATGTCATACCTTTCAACAAGCTCCTTGTTGGTCATTTTCTCCATTTTCATCTTCCTCCCTCCTCCTATGCGCGTTTCCGAGGCGTGCCCTCTGTCTTTGCTTGTAATCATCGTATGCGCTGCTGCTCCATTTGATCCTCTGTCCGCACCAATGGCACCATGCATCGGGGACGTGGATCCTCCGGTCGCAAATAGGGCAGTAGTAGGTTTGATTTGCTTTTTCGACCGCCTCCACTTTGGTTTCGTATCGCAGTGTCATCCTGGTCGCGTTTTCGCACACCGCGTCGTAGTCATAGAGGATGTCGCAGGCTTCATCGACTGCTGCCGCCTCTTCCTCTGAGATCCCTTTAATTTTTTTGAGCTGCTCGATTATTGCAGCTGTATCCTGGCTTGCCTCCACTTTTGCCTCCCTTTTTCCGGCTCGCTTCCAGGATGCACATCTTGCTGTCTCTGAGCTTGTTTATTTCCTGTCCGGTGGACACGATGTCCACCGGAGTTGTGTCCGCTATTTGGTGGACACGATGTCCACCGGCGGCACGTCCGGCACGGCTGCATCGATCCCGTCCAACAGTTTGATTATCCCTTGAACCCACTCGACCCGGAATGGCTCAAGCTCCGCCTGCTTGATATGCTTGCGCCCGTAGATCTGCTGCATGTCCCTCCATGTCTCCCATGGGATGCGATAGAAATCCTCGAGCCCTATGCTCACAAGGACGAAGACTGCTGCCCCGAGCCCGTAATGCAGTTCCAGGGAGCCGTACTGTTCCCGTGTCAGGCGGTTCGCCCCGATTTTGTCACTTTCCGTGTGCTTTGCCTCGAAGCATACGGCGCGGCCGCCGATCAGCGTGCCCTTAAAGTCTGGTTGCCCCGCTTTCGTGTAGCATGCCAGGAATTGTCCGCCTCGCTCCGGGCGGATCACCTTCATCGGCTCGGGTGTCTTTTCAACGTGCGCGATGCCCTGTTCGCGGTAAAAGTCCAGCGATGCCTGGATCATCCCCTCGAAGAATGCACCGGCTGCACGTGACCTTCGTCCCTGCAAGATCCGCTCATATTTGTCCACGCGGGCGATTGCCTGGTTTGCTGTCGGGTCCGGATGCCCGACATACCCGTATTGGCTCATTTAACCCCTCCTTTTCCCTTTGGCGCACAGTGGCCTTGGGTGTGCGATGTTGATGCCAGCCACCTATGAGATGATCGTAATGTTGTCGCAGTCCGGGATGTCACGAAGCGCGGTTTCCAGGTATGCCCGGATGTTGTCCATTGCCTTATTCCTCCATGCGCCGCCGTCCGCCTCAACCAGTTTGAAGGCCGGCTCTCCGCCGCGCCCTTCGCCGACCCGGAAGACAAAGTCGCTCACTGGCTGCGAGATCTCAGCGAAAGTCCGGTATGGGGTCAGCCGTACCGGGTTCGGGACAAGGGCAGCCCCTTTTGTCGTGATCCCGGTCTTGATGACCGCCTGTTGGGTGACGCCGTTGTCGGAGTAGGTCTCTTTCTGCTGGGAGACGATGTTGCTCGCAAAGACGGCTACAGCTTCGCGGTCATCGTCTTTGCCATCCGCGAAGCACGCCTGGAGCGCGATGATGAAGCTTTCCTGGCTATAGTCGTCACCGTACCGAAAGCTGGGTGTCTGTGCCTTTGCCGTGAAGAAATATTCCCGCTTCTGGTCCCAGCGCAGCCCGGAATAGACCTGCACCTCGGTAGGACTCTTGATCTGGATGATGGTCTGCCCACTGAGTTCGCGCCGCTGTTCCACGACATACCGGATGAGTGAGGAGAGGGTAGTGGCCACGATCGGCTCTGCGAGGTCCGGCCGGTCGACCTGAACCAGATTCTGCGTAGCATATACGTGTTCCCCAATCTCAGTGGTTTGTGGTTGCGTTGCCCGGACTGCCAGCCCGGCTATGTATTCGATTGCCTGTTTGATCATAGTTTCCTCCTTCTAGGCCTCAGCGGCCTTGTTGATCTTGATGACGTTGCTCTTTTCCCCGGCAGCCTCCCCGGTACCCGTATCGGATTCCCTGCCGGGCAGCTGCCCACGGTTCTTCAGGTCGAGTGGCTTGTCTGCCGAAGCATCCGCGACCATCTTGTCGATCATCTCCGAGGTTTCGCGCCATTGTTCGATGCTGTCGCCGATCGTCATCTGGCCCGGAATCTGGCCATCGTACTCGGCAATCTCGAGGCGTCCGGTGCGCAGGTCGACTCCCATCACCATCTGGGTGTCGATCGCCTCTGCGGATGCGAGGGCAGTCGTGACGCTGATCCCGACATTGACAAGCAGGCGCGTCTTGTTGGGCGCAAAGGTCATCGTGATATTAATCTTGCGCTTCTTGCCTGCCGGCGTGTTTGGATCCTGGATGTTCTGGGCGACCTTAATGATCGCATCACTGACCTTTTCCGCGAATGCTCCGTAGCAGAGGGCATTGAGGTCAATGCGGCTGTTGACCTTGGAATTGTCCATGGTTCTTCCTCCTTGTGTGCTGTTGTCTGATGATGTATGGTCAAACGGCCTTTGGCCAAGGGTCAAAGGTCAAAGGTCAAAGGGTCGATGGCCATATATGTTTTAAATACTAATATCATTATCATCATCATTATCATTATCATTATCATTATCATTATGCCAGCGAACGCCAGCGTTCGCTGGCGTTCGCTAAAATCTGACCCATTTGACCCATTTTTGGCCTTGGCTGCCTTATCGCGGCAGTCACAGTGTTCGCCCGGGTCTAAGGTTGCCCCACAGTACGGGCAGGTGTAGCGATCCATATAGTTCATTCGGCGTTCCTCCTTGTCTGGCATGGTTATTAGATTTCACGGGATAAATAGATATGGATCAGTGCGATGGTGCTGTAGATTTTAGATAATCCAGCAAGAGGTGACGCCTTTATTGGTATCTCCCCCATCCCGCGCTCCCAACACGGGATTGAAGTAATTTGTTTGTTAAATAATAATTTAATAATTACAGTTTTATCGAGCCTGCTGCAAATTCTGGATGGAATAATATGTATTTTCACGTTCGATACGCTTATTCTCAGCGGCGTGCAGCGCCTTCCTTGCGCTGGCATGGCCTTCCAGTGCCTCGAGCTCGGCGCGTAGGGAAGGAGAGAGCTTTGCCCGGGTGATCTCACGGTCATATGCCGGTTTGTAGAGATCCATGAATGCGGCGCGGTCAAGCCCGGGCTTGGCGCGTGTGGCCGCCTGACGCCTGAGTGCATGCATG